GTCGTCATCACGGCAGGTTCCTCGGCCTCGACCCGCGACATGACCGCAGATGTTATTCGCTCCCTGGGGGCGCCGGCGCGACAAGAGGGCACTGTCATGGCTCAACAAGCCGACGTCTGGTACGAAACGCAGTGGCTGCAAAACACGCTGCTGACCTACCAATCGGAAGGATTTTTATCGCGCGGCCTCGGGCTGGCTCCGGTCAGCGTGCAGGCGCAAACCGTCAAATGGCGCCTGGCCGGCGCCGGCACCGCGACTGACTTGCAGCGCGGCGCGCAGGAAGTCGTGCCGATGAACGCGGCACGCTCCATCATCACCGGCACCATGGGCGCCAAGCAGGCGGCCGAATATATCGACGCCGTCGACGTCAACCGCATGGGCGCCAACGAGCGCGACGTCGTCAACCGCACCTGCGCCATGGCGCTCGGGCGCGCCGTCGACACCCTGTTCGTGGCGCAACTGACCGCGGCGGTGGCCGCCAGCAGCCAAAGCGCGGGCTCCTCGTCGACCGCGATGGGGCTCGGCGACATCCTGGCCGCCATCGCCGGGCTGCAGAAAGCGACCAAGCGCTGGCAGGGCTACCGCGTCTTCTGCGCGCTGTCCTCCAACCCGTGGAACCAGCTGCTGACGTTCCCGGAGTTCTCCAACTCCTGTTGGGTCGGTACCGATCTGCCGTTCGCCAAGATGACCGACCGGCGCTCGTGGAACGGCGTCTACTTCATGCTGTGGCCGGACGATCTGCTGCCGCTCACGACCACCGACCGCACCTGCTACATGTGGACGCAAGAGGCGATCGGCGAAGCCGACGCACAGACGCTGACCGGCGCGGTGAGCTGGGAAAACACCCGCACCGCCTGGCTGCACAACATGTGGCTCGACACCTGCCGCAAGTATCTGCAGCCGGAAGGCGTCTACGCCATCCACTGCAAGGATGACGCCACCATCACGCCGCTCAGCAAGCAGCTGGTCGACGCGCTGGCGCCGTAACGCCATCGCGGGCGGCGCCGCAGCGCGCCGCCCGCTCGTGCTCGTGCGTGCGACCGCGCCGGAATGATCCGGTTCGGAATGTCATACCCGAAGGACAACTTCTATGGCCTTTTCTCGAACCGGACTGCGCAAGATCGCATTCCTCGGCACGCTCGGCGCTTCGACCCGCCCGCGCGTGCTGTACGGCTATATCTCTGCCGACACACTCGCCACCATCCAGGGTTCCGGCTACTTCAACGATCTGATCGCGGAGCTCGGCGTCGGCGACGTGATCATGGTGAGCGCGTCAAGCGGCGCCAACATTGTGCTGGTGACAATCACTTCGGTGACCACCAACGTCGCCTTCGCGGTCACCGCCACCAACGTGGTGGGCGATCAGACCGCCATCGCCAGCCTGACCGAAAACGCCGGCGCGATCGGCGGCACCAATGACGGCGACCTGCCGAGCTTGACCCCGACGGCGGTCACCACGGCGGCGCTAACGGCGACCAACCCGGCGGCGCCGACGGCTTATTCGGCGCATGCCTCCGGCTCTACGCCGGTGACATCCAACGCGGCGACCGATCTTGACACCACGGCGGCGGCATTGGCGACGCTGCGCGGCGAGGTTGCTACTTACGAAACGGCGATCAGCGCGCTTATCGTCGACGTGGCCGCACAGAAGGCGGAGCAGGATAAGCTGGTCACCGACCTCGCCGCCGCCGTTGCCGCCATCCGCGAAGTCGCGGCCAAGCAGAACGCCGATCTGGCGATGGAGCGCACCGCCGGGCTGCTGGCGGCTTCGTAACCGTAACGCACGCGGCCGCGGGGCAATCCCGCGGCCGCGCATTCCGTCAAGGGTGAACCATGCCGACGCTGGAGCGGGTCGACGTCATCAACCGCGCGCTGATCCGCATCGGCGAAGAGGCGGTGCAGTTCGCCGACGAGGACGACGAGAATTCCAACGAGCTGGTGCAAACTTACGAAACGCGGGTGCCGAACGCGCTCGCCGTCTATCCGTGGCGCTGCACGCTGCGCACCACGCTGCTGGTGCAGGGCAGCCCGGCCATCAACTGGACCTACGCGCATCTGCTGCCGGCCAACCGCATCGGCATGCCGCGGCGGGTGTGGAAGTCGGCGACCGAGCTGACCGACAACAACCTGCTCAAGCTCTATGAGCTCGGCAGCGACGCCGAGGGCCGCGCCGCCATCCTGTCGAACGAGGCGATCGTGGCGGCGCAGGACCAGAAGCGGCCGAGCCCGGAGCTGTGGGACCCGCCGCTGTTGGAGCTGATCGTGCTCGACCTGATGGCGGCCTACGCCTGGCAGGTGACGCAGGACGCCGCCAAGTCGCGAGAGCTGACCGAGCTGGCCTGGGGCGAAACCGGCCAGCCGCTGACCGGGCAGTTTTTCAAGGCCAAGCAGGCCGAGGCCGTCGTCAGCCCGTCGCGCGTGGCGCGGCTGGAGGATGGCGATCTGGTGTCGGCGAGGCGGTGATGATGTTTTTTCACCGCACATGGCCTGATCCGAAAACCGGTTCCCACTTTTCGGGGCCATGTGCATGACCAGGCGCACGCAAAGCTACTACAGCTTCAACACCGGCGAGCTCGACCCCGCGCTGCACGAGCGCGCCGACGTCAAGCATTACTATTCGGCGCTGAAAACCGCCAAGAACCTGATCGGCGCGCCGCAGGGCGGCGCCCAGGCCAAGTTCGGCAGCTGGCACCGCGCCATCCTGCGCCGGCAGATGGCGGCGGTGTCGCTCGCCGGCGGCAGCAATAACGCGCCGAACGGCGGCACCGCGGCGAACGCCGTCGACGGCAACAGCGCCACCGTGCTGACCACGGCCTCGATCAGCACCACTAGCTTTGTCGCCTTCACGCGCGATTTCGGCAGCACGGTCGATCTGGCGGCGTTCGACGTGCGCGGCGTCAAATGCGCCACGCTGTCGGCCTCCGACGTGCTGAAAGTGCAATCCTCGCCCGACAACGCCGTCTGGACCGATTTCGGCGCCGCCAAGCCGCTCTCCACCACGGCGCGCGATCTGCGCTTCGCGCTGGCGCCGAAGCAGACGCGGGCCGCGCGCTTTTGGCGCGTGCTCGCGGTCGACGCGCCGGGCGGCCTCGGCGCGCTGACCATCGGCGATGTTTTCTGCTGGTCGGCAGGCAGCCTGTCGGCGGTCAAGCAGATCGAGATCAACGTCGACCCGAGCGCGATCTATACGCTGGCGCTGACCGGCGGCAACGCCGACGTGTTCGAGGCCGGCGCCTGGCGCGCCGCCATCGCCATTCCGCACAGCTCGGCGCAGCTCGAGGAGCTGAACTTCACGCAGTCGATCGACACCGTCATCCTGTTTCACAAGGACGTGGCACCGCGCAAGCTGCTGCGGCTGGGAACCGCGACGCAATGGGACAGCACCGACGTGGTTTTCAGCGACGTGCCGCTGTTCGATTTCGGCGACACCGCCTACAGCAACGGCGTCAACGAAAAGCAGGTCATCCACTTCAACAATTTCGACGCGGCAACGCAGTTCGTGCTGACCGCCGAAAGCTACAGCACGGAAGCGATCACCTATTCGCTGACCGGCGCGACGCTCGCCGGCCTGGTCAAGGCCGCGCTCGAGGCGTTGCCGAACGTCGACGCCGGCTTGACCGTGACGGTCGACTACGGCGACGGCACCGGCAATATCGGCCTGCGCGTGGAATTTTCCGGCGGCGCCAATGCCACGCGCGCCTGGCTGCCGATGGTGATCAAGATCGTGCAGCCGGTCGGCTCGGAAAGCGCCACCATCGACCGGCCGGTCACGGGCCTGGCCGGCGGCGAAAGCCTGTGGTCGGCGACGCGCGGCTACCCGCGCCACGGCGTGTTCTACCAGCAGCGGCTGGTAATGGGCGGCTTCCGCTCGCGCGGCAACGCCATCGCCTATTCGCGCACCGGCGAATTCTTCGACTTCGACGTCAATTTCGACGCGCCGTCCGGCGCCATTGTCGATCTGCTCGACGCCGACGACGACCGCACCATCCGGCGCTTTCACGTCGGCAAGGATTTGCAGATTTTCACCAACACCTCGGCGCATTACGTGTCGAGCCGCACCATCGACCGCGACCAGCCGCGCGATTACGTGCAGGCGGCACGCGCCGGCATCGTGCCCGGCTCGCGCTCGATCGACCTGCAGGGCGCCACCGTGTTCATCGAGGCCGGCGGCGAGGTGCTGCGCGAATTCGTCTATTCGGCGGTCGATGCCAATTACCAGACCACCAACCTGTCGATCCTGTCGTCGCACCTGATCACCGGCGCGCTCGATCTGGCGGTGCGGCGCTCCTCGAGCGCCAGCGACGCCGACCTGGTGCTGCTGGCAAAATCGAACGGCCTGTTGACGGTGGTGACCGCGCTGCGCGCCGAGGAGGTGATGGGCATCACCTGGCTCTCCGATGTGTGCGGCGCCTACCGCGCGGTGGCCTGCGACAATGCCGGGCTGATCTATCTGGCGCGCGAGCGGCTGGTGGCCGGCGTGACCGAGCTGGTGCTGGAAACCGCCGACTTCGATCTCGAGCTGGACGCCGCGGTGACCGGCACGG